TGTTTCCAACTCCATGTGCGAGGGATTGGAAGGGAGCGAGTTCAGTTCAGACAATAGTGGACAAGATGAGCAAGGGTCTAAGAGCTCACATGGGTCAGCTTCCAAACCGAGTGGCATTAGAAGAGAGCCTGAACTTATTGTCTCAAGAGGAAAACTTGAGCGATACACCGACTATGCCAAAACCCAATGGGCAATTGAACCCAACGTGGGTAGAGTGGCTTATGGGATACCCCGAAGGGTGGACAGATTGCGAGGACTAGGCAATGCCGTGTTACCTCAAATCCCACAGTTTTTAGGGGAATGTATTTTAAATTTTGAAAAGGAGAATATATGAAAAATTTAGTAATTTCAATTATTACAACAGTAGTAATTGCAATATTTGTTTCTTTATTTAGTGTCAAATTCTTTACGAATTTGTATATAGATTTAGAAATGCAGAAGTCTTATGGCCAATTACTCAGTAGAGTAGATGCCCTAGATGAAAGTAACTTAGGTGTAAGCCAGGAACTTCAACAACTTTTAACTTCCCTTGATGAGTTAGATTACTCAGAAGAGATAGGTAATATAACCAATAGCATAAAGGATTTAGAGGGAGTAGCTTCTTCTATAACAGGTAAAGTTATAGACCTTGAAGACCAAGTATATCTTTTATCTACTCCTGTATTACCTTATGAACCTCCCCTTACCGATAAGATTACTAACCAACCTGAAGTACAAGTTAGTGAAGTAGTAGAAGAACCTACGCTTCCTATTGAAGTAAAGACGTATCCTACGGCCATAAGATGTGTAGAAGATAGACTATCTAAACCTTCTAATAAATCTATAGCTCGTTCTTTATCTAAAGCTAGATCAATAGGATCATTTACATTTGATGTTTCTTATGACGTATCTTACGAAGGAGAAGTAGCTAATGTTATTGTAGATTATGGAGTGCCTTTAGATATACAAAGGATAGCTAGTAAATACGTTAGTAAGTTTGAGTACAAATCAGCAGACGTAGGAGCAGTCGGTTGTAACTACACAATGAAGTTAACTGTTAAGGACTAAATCCTGGTCAATACTTTATTTTAATATTCATTCGTGTATAATACGCACTAATTAAATAGATTAAGACTAATGATGGGAATAGAAGACAACACTTGCGTTCTTAATAAAGAACAATATCATAAAGTAGCATCTGACTCTGACATCTTAACTGAGATGTACGAGATGAAGCTAGGCCATGAGTTAAGATTAGATGGTAATAAGTATGTGATGAAGTTTATAGATAGACAATCATTTGATATATTTATGTCATACATCTATAACCCTTATTTAAAGTCTTGAGATACAGAATGATTACACCTCAATATCCCCTCCATGAGAATCATTCTATGCTACGTTGGTTAGCTCTAGTTTGGGAGTCTAGAATCTCAATTAAAACTCCTACTGTTTTGTTTAATAATACGGAGAAAAAAATATGTTGCTAAATGGAAAAGCTATGTGGGCAAGAATCACATCGGTTGGGCAAACAAAGTATCCTCCTGCTAAATACTCAGTAGATGTAGTCCTGGAAGACGGACTTGCTTCTGAACTTAAAGAGCAAGGATTCAATGTTAGAGAAGATAAGGAATACTCTCCTTTCATAACTGTAAAAAGAGATGAAAGAAGAAAAGATGGTAGTCCTAATCCTGTGCCTAAGTTGGTTGATGCCGACAAGAATCCTTTAGATGTTAACGTAGGTAACGGATCGGACATTACTGTTCAATGTAGACCCTACGATTGGACGTTTGGTGATAGATCAGGTAAAGGTCTAGACTTACAAGCTGTTCAAGTTAATAATCTAATTGAGTATGAAGGTACTTCTTTTGACGGAGAAGAACTTGGAATTGATAACGAAGAAAACGAATTGGAGTTTTAAATATGAATGAAGAAATAAATAACCCATCTCCTTACATCACTCTTGACGGAGTTAATATATCAGTAGAGGACTTACCTGAAGAAGGTCAAGCAGTCTTTGGAAGACTTCAAAGACTGAATCAAAAGAAAGCTAATCTTACATTGGACTTGGAAGAGACTAATGCTGCGATTAACTTCTTTTCCAATCAGATAATTAACATCGTTAATAGTGAGGGAGAAGAACCTAATTCTGAAGAAGCTGAAGCTGAAACTGTAGAAGTAGTAGAAGAAGACGACTCAGAATAGTGTGTGCCGAGAAGGAAACTTCTCTTGTCGAAACGAGTGGGTAGTTCCCCGAATAGTAGTACTATCCACTCACCTAAAGGAGGATTTATGTCATCAGACGGAGTAGCTAAGACTCATCAATCATGTCCAATATGTAATCATCATAAGTGTGTTACAGTATTTTTAAATGGAACGGCTTGGTGTCATAGTCATAATGTTGATGGCGATAAACCTTTTCGATACAACGAAGAACATATAGAAACTAAAGAAACTAAAAAGATGGAAACTACTGATGCTTCTAAATACTCTTTTGCTTCCATAACAGATCGGAACATATCTGAAGAGACTGCCCGTAAGTACGGAGTTAAAGTGTTACATGACCAACAAGGTAATATTGTTGAACACATGTACCCTTACTTTTCTGAGAATACTTTAACGGCTTCAAAGATTAGAACAGTTGCTACTAAAGATTTCAGATGGACAGGAACAAAAGCTGAAGCAAGTTTGTTTGGTGAGAACCTTTTTAAATCAGGAGGTAAGTACTTACTGATTGTTGAAGGAGAGCTCGATGCTTTGAGTGCTCATCAACTTACAGGGAACAAATGGCCTGTGGTATCTATTAAAGATGGTGCGGGAAGTGCAGTTAAATCTGTAAAGGAAAACTTAGAATTTGTTGAAGGCTTTGAGTTTGTAGTTATCTGTTTAGATAAAGATAAAGCAGGTAGAGAAGCTACTAAGAAGTTAGCTAGGGTACTTAAACCAGGAAAGGCTAAGATAATGACGTTGCCTGATGGTTTTAAAGACCCTAATGATATGCTTAAAGCTAACGCACATAAACAATTCATACAGGCTTTTTGGGATGCAAAGGTTTATACCCCTAGTGGTGTTATAAATATATCTGAATTAAGAAAAAAGTTTCATAATAGAGAATATAAAGAGAGTGTTCCTTATCCTTGGGAAGGTCTTAACAAAAAGTTATATGGCCTAAGACAAGGTGAGTTAGTTACTTTAACAGGTGGCACAGGTCTTGGTAAGTCTTCAGTTACTAGAGAGATTGAACATCATTTAATAATGAACACTACTGATAACGTAGGGGTGATAGCTCTTGAAGAAGATTGGAGAAGAACTGTTGATGGTATTCTTTCTATTGAAGCTAATGCTAGAATATACATAGACCAAGAAAGAGAAAAGTTTTCAAGCGAAGAACTTGATAAACTCTTTAATGTTCTTTACGATGGAGAAAATAAAAATAGAGTATGGGTACATGCTCACTTTGGTACGAATAGTATTGAAGAGATATTTTCTAAACTACGTTTTATGATTATAGGGTGTGGTTGCAAATGGGTAGTGGTAGATCACTTGCATATGTTAGTATCTGCTGTGCATGATGGAGATGAAAGGAGAGCCATAGATGATATTATGACTAGACTCAGGAGTATAGTTGAAGAGACAGGAGCAGGACTTATCCTGGTTTCTCATCTAAGAAGAGTATCCTCTGACAAAGGACATGAGAATGGAATCGAAGTATCCCTTAGTCATTTAAGAGGAAGTCAATCTATTGCACAGTTGAGTGATTGTGTTATCGCATTGGAAAGAAATCAACAAGCCGATGACGAAGAAGAATCTAACACTACTCGTTTGCGTGTATTAAAATCTAGATACACAGGGGATGTAGGCATAGCTTCAGCTTTAATGTATGACCACGACACAGGAAGGTTGAATGAAATACCTTCTGAAGATTATGAATTTGTAGACAGTAACGATGAATTTAGTATTTGATATAGAGACTGACGATCTTAAAGCTACTAAGATACATTGTATCGTGGCTCAAGATTTAGATACTAAGGAGATTTTTAAATTCCCTCCTAATAAATTAGAAGAAGGGTATGCCTTTTTGGAATCTGCCAATAAGCTTATAGGCCACAACATTGTAGGCTTTGACATACCAATGGTTGAAAAGTTTGGAGGTGTCAAGTTAGGAGGTAAGACTATTGTAGATACTTTAGTATTGTCTAGGTTGTTTAATCCTATTAGAGAAGGAGGACATAGTTTAGAAGTGTGGGGATCGAAGTTAGGATTACCTAAGATAGAGTTTGATGACTACCAAAACTATAGTCTTGATATGTTAAACTACTGTGTTAGAGATGTTCAATTAAATACATTAGTCTTTGAACGATTAAAGAAAGAGAGTAAAGGATTCTCTAAAGATAGCGTTGACTTAGAACATGAGCTTGCTCGCATTCTAAAACAACAAGAGGTTAATGGCTTCTTGTTTAATGATAAAGAAGCTGAGTTATTATTGGCTGATTTAAGAGAGAAGATGGGCAACATCGAAAAGCAAGTACATGAAGTATTTAAACCTAAGATGATAGACCTTAAAGAAGTTAACCCTAAATTAAAACAAGACGGAACATTATCTAAACAAGGATTAACAGATGAGGAGTATGAGGAGAGAGTCGCAACTAAAGACACTACTCCTTTCATGCGTAGAAAACTTCAAGAGTTTAATCTAGGATCACGAAAGCAGATAGGGGAATACTTAGTTGAATTTGGGTGGAAGCCTAAGAAGTTTACTCCTATTGGTCAGCCTATGGTTGATGAAAGAACTCTAGCTAATATAAAGGAGATACCTGAAGCTAGACTAATAGCTAAGTATTTATTATTACAAAAGAGAATAGCACAGATAGACTCCTGGTTTGAGTCTCAAGAAGAGGACGATAGAGTACACGGCTTTGTAATACCTAGTGGAACTATAACAGGACGTATGGCACACAGGAAGCCTAACATGGCACAAGTACCTAGCTTAAAGAGTCCGTTTGGTAAAGAGTGCCGTTCTTGTTGGATAGTACCTGAAGGTTACAAATTAGTAGGCATTGATGCTTCAGGTTTAGAATTAAGAATGCTTGCACATTATATGAAAGATGAGGAGTTCACAAATGAAATCATTCACGGAGACATACATACCTTTAATCAAAAACTTGCAGGACTTGAATCAAGAGATCAGGCAAAGACATTCATCTATGCCCTCATATACGGAGCAGGAGATGCAAAGCTTGGAAGCGTGGTTGGAGGAAGTAAGAGAGATGGTCAACGACTTAGACAACATTTCTTTGATAATAGGCCAACATTTAAGGCTCTTGGAGATAAAGTTAGACGAGCAGCCCAAAAAAAATATATAAAAGGTTTAGATGGTAGGAAGATATTTGTAAGACATCCACATGCTTCTTTAAATACTTTACTACAAGGTGGTGGTGCTATCGTTATGAAGAGAGCTCTAGCAATGTTAGACTCTTTAATAACATTACAAACTCTAGACGCTAGATTTGTAGCTAACATTCACGATGAATGGCAGATGGAAGTTAAGGAAGACTTAGTAGATTTCGTAGGTAATCTTGCAGTTGATTGTATAAAGACTGCGGGAAATTATTATAACCTTCTCTGTCCAATGGACGGGGAATACAAAGTAGGAGATAACTGGAGTGAAACACATTAAAGAAAATTGTAATCATTGTGGAGTTGATTTAGTTTTAAACTCGAACTATGAACAACATAGATTAAATAGAAAGGATTATGTTTGTAAGGAGTGTTATAATCATTATATTAAAAAATCAAATTCAAAAGCAATGTATGTTAATGGTAAATATGTTTCTAGGAAACATCCTTTACATAAAGCAGGGAGGTTTAAAACTTTTGAAGGTGCAGCCTTTGCTTCTTTAGAAGGTTATGCTAACACAACAGAAGGATATGTTTATATTATTAATAATCCCTGTTGGGATGGTTGGGTAAAGGTTGGCATGGCAATAGATGCTGAAGATAGGTGTAAACAATATCAAACAAGTAGTCCTTTTAGAGATTATAAGTTGTGTTATCTTAAACATTTTGAAGATAGAAAAAGTGCAGAACAGTCAGCACATAAAGAACTTAAAAAAATTACAGATACCTATAACGGAGAATGGTTTCAAACATCTGTAAAGGAAGCCAAGAAAGCCATAGAGGCACTATGAAAAAGAAAAATTTAGACACGTTAGTAGACGACATCTACAAAAAGCTTTCTGTCTTAGGAGAAGGTAAGAAGTTAGCTGTGTCTGATGAAGACATAGATGAATTAGGGGAGTCTATCAAGGTTGCTTTAAAGAGTTGGGCACACCCTGAACCCAGGAACAGCACAACTACTTTAAGAATGTCAAACATTGGTAGACCTGAAAGACAACTATGGTATGATTTAAAATCAGAAGATGGTGATACTCCTATAGCTCCACATACTTTTATTAAGTTCTTGTATGGACATATACTAGAAGAAGTGGTGTTGTTCTTAGTTAGATTAGCAGGACATGAGGTAGGAGATGAACAGAAGAGTGTGTCTGTTAGTGGTGTTAAAGGACACATGGACTGCACTATTAATGGGGAAGTTGTAGATGTGAAGACTGCTTCAGGCTTTGCCTTTAAGAAGTTTAAAGACGGAACTCTTGGTGAGCAAGATACGTTTGGTTACATGTCTCAGCTTGCGGGGTATGAGGAGGCTATGGGTACAAATGGTGGTGGGTTTCTAGCACTTAATAAAGAAAGTGGAGAACTTGCGTTATTTAGGCCTGAAGAACTTGACAAGCCTAATATAAAGACTAAAATAAGTAGAGTAAAGAAATCTTTAAAGTCTTCTCAGCCTCCTCAAAAATGCTATTACCCTGTGCCCGATGGACTATCAGGAAACATGAAGCTACCCCGTGAATGCTTTTACTGTAAGCATAAATACGAATGTCATAAAGATACAAACAACGGCAAAGGTCTGCGTATATTCCAATACGCTAAAGGCTTGGCCTATTTTACAACTGTGGTTAAAGAACCTAAAGTACAGGAACTAACTAATGAATGGACAAAAGGCAAAAAGAATAAGAAGACACGCAAAAGAGTTAATGCTTGATTGGATAAAGAGTGTAGTAGATGAGGATGAGGCAAAGAAAGTTACGCTTAAAAACCTAGCTCAGTATGTACCTAATCAAACTCACATCTATGCTAATCAACAGCTTAGAGTTTCTGCATATACTTTACGTTGGTTTGAACAAGGCATTAAGAAACTATTAAAAAAAGATAGAACAATAACAAGTATAACTGTACAAGATTTAGAACATGCCTAAACATATCGATCTTGTAGTTATAGACTTAGAAGAATTAATTCTAGTAACAGGAAGCTTCTTCTTCTCAGGACATACATGAGAGGAAGTAGACACAGATGTTATTAGAAAGTTAGTAGAGTTATCAGAAGCAGAACTAGAGTATCGTTTAACAGGGATACCTACAGATGAAGTTATACATTAAAGGAGAAATAATATGAGTAATGAAAATTATCCACCAGGAAGATTCGGTGGAGATATGGATAGGAATGAGGTCGAGATTGATCTTAATAAATTCATGGAACTTTTACAAGAAAAGTCCGCATTGAAAGATAGGATAAGAGAACTAGAAGATGAGAAGAATGATAACCCTTATCAGAGGTTAATATTTGTTGCAGAAGCAGTTGATAGTTGGAGGATTATTCCAAGAGCATTCTTAGGTGTGTATGTATATCTT